TTTCAGAAACTTCAAGGAACTTGTCGCTCCCCACGGATGAGATTACGGAAGTTCTAAATCGTAGAGAAATTAAGGCGTATATTGACAATGTCTTTTTAGATGTTGGGTTTAATAACCGTTTTAGAATGCGCGCTGTAATGGATGCAGTTATCAATAAGAAGCTAGAAGAAATGGATTCTGCAGATATCGGTAGTGGTAAGGACATTATAGAAATCATGGCTTTGTCGCATAAAATGGCTATGGATCAACTAGATCGCCAAATTAAGCTAGAGGAAGCTAAGGCTAAGAATCAGCATATTAGAAATCAAGTTAATGTACAAGTTAATGGTGATACAGGTTCTAAGTATGAGAATCTTATTCAGCGTTTGATGAAGGGTTCAGATTAATGCTAAATATTTCTAGGGATGATGTCGAGCGTTCTGTTATTACAGAGTTTCCTGTTTCTGAACGCTTGATAAAAATTCCAATCCAGAACTACCTATCCTTAGCGGCTGGTGATAAAGAAGAGCAGACCAATGATGCACAACGTGCTCTAATTAATGCTATTAATAATCCTAAGTATAGATTTGTTTGCGCTGCACTAGCTCGTCGTTTAGGCAAAACCTATATAGCCAATATTATTGGGCATTTGGTAACTTTAGTTCCAAACTGCAACGTACTGATTATGTCCCCTAACTATGCACTTTCGACTATTTCGTTCGAATTGCAGCGTGGTATGATTAACAAGTTCGGGCTTGAGATTGTACGTGATAACTTGAAAGATAAGGTTATTGAGTTGACTAACGGGTCTACTATCCGTATGGGTTCCGTAGGTCAGGTTGACTCATCTGTAGGTCGCTCTTATGACCTGATTATCTTCGATGAAGCGGCTCTATCATCGAAGGGTAAAGATGCGTTTAACGTTGCTTTGCGCCCGACGCTAGATCGTCCTGGGTCTAAAGCTATCTTTATTTCTACGCCTCGTGGTAAGAAAAACTGGTTTAGTGAATTCTATAACCGTGGTTACTCTGATGACTACCCTAACTGGGTTGCTATCCACGCAGATTATAAAGAAAATAAACGTATGACAGAGGCTGACGTTTTAGAAGCTAAACGCTCTATGTCTAAAGCTGAATTCGAACAGGAATACATGGCTTCGTTTAACGTTTACGAAGGGGCTATTTATAACCTTGACGATACAGACGTATTAGATTACTTACCTGATTTACGTCGCGACGATGTTGAGATTTTTGCTGGTCTTGATCCTGGTTACCGTGACGAGACTGCTTTTGTTGTAATTGCCTACGTCGGAGAAGAGGACTGCTTCTACGTTATAGACGAATACTTAGCTAAAGAAGCTACGACTAAAGCTCATGCTGAAGCTATTCAGGCTTTGATTGACGAGTATAACATTGAGCTTATATTCATTGATGCTGCTGCCGCTCAGACTGCTGCTGACCTAGCTTATACTTATGACATACCTACTAGTAAAGCTAAGAAAGCTGTTTTACCTGGTATTGCCCACGTACAAACTATTGTAGAGACTGGACGCCTTAAAGTTCATGCAGATTGCCTGCATATGTTAGACTCTCTATCTCAATACCAATGGGATAAGGACGAGACTGCTAGCGGTGCTTTGACTAAGGATAAGCCCTTACACAACCACGCGTCTCACATGGCAGATGCGCTGCGTTACGCATTATATACATTTAACTTGTAATACAGAAGCCAGCCTTAGAGCTGGCTTTTTGCGTATGCTAACTCAAAATTTATCATTGCTATATCGTTGTTGCTATAGTATAATATAACCAGTATTAAAGATAGGAGTAGTTATGGCTGCTAATACTAATAAGCGCATCCCAATCAAATGGATTAGAGACGGAGCTAAGTCGGCTTATGACAAAAAAGACCGCTGTTACATATGTGATAGCAAAGAAGAGTTGGAGCTGCATCATACACATGGTCTAACCAACTTACTAGAGAAGTGGGCTAAGGAGAATCAGATTCCGTTGAGCACTGATGAAGAAGTTTTAGATATTCGCGACAGGTTTATTGAAGAGCATCATAGAGAGATTTATGATGAGGTTTTTACTCTCTGTGCGAATCATCACAAAAAGCTGCATCTTTTGTTTGGCAAATCACCAGCTCTTAGTTCAGCACAAAAGCAAACCCTATGGGTTTTAAAACAAAAGGATAAACATAATGGAATTGAAACAATTAAACCCAATGAATTGGTTCACCAAGGAGAACAGAGCCCAAGAGAGTATCGCACGCTCGGAGGGGTCTTCAGTGGGCTCATATGCAATAACAACAGTTTTTCAAGCCTTCGAACGTCTTGAATCCGTAAATAGAGGAACTAGTATGATCGTCTCTGGCGCGGCTAGTTTCGATTATGACGTAAAAGATAAAGTTACCGATGGTGTTGTTAATGGTATAAGACTCAAGACCCTTGAGAAACTTATTAACTTCGAACCTAATCCGTATCAATCTATACAAGAGTTCAGAACTAATATCTTCATGGACTTTATTTTAGAAGGCAATGCGTTCATCTACTTTGATGGTAGATACATGTATCACTTGCCTTCATCTAAAGTAACTATTGAGCCTGATGAAAAGACACACATCAAATGCTTTAGATACATGAACGAAATCGTGTTTAGACCAGACGAAGTGTTCTATTTTAGTGACGTATCTCGCAAAAGTATTTACCGCGCTGATAGTAGATTGGCATCTAGCCTTAGAACTATTAATACCCTGTATAAGATGCAACAGTTCCAAGAATCTTTCTTCGAGAACGGTGCTATACCAGGGTTAATTTTAGAGACTGAGAATACTCTATCACAGCAAGCTAAAGTACGTACTATCAATACATGGAAACAGAACTACAACCCTAAAGGCGGAGCACGCAGTCCGATGATCGTAGACAACGGGCTCAAGCTTAAGGAAATGTTCCACGTATCCTTCCAAGACTTAGACTTCGATAACTCTATCACTAGACACGATTACAAAATTCTTACAGCTTTAGGAGTTCCACAGGTTCTTATTGATGGCGGAAACAACGCTAACATTAGCCCGAACCTAAGATTGTTCTATCTAGAAACAATCCTACCTATAGTTAATAAGTACACATCTGCAATGGAAAGGTTCTTCGGGTTCGATATTAGCCCAATCCAAGCCAATGTATCGGCACTGCAACCAGATATGAAGGACGTAGCAGCTTACCATTCATCACTAGTAAACGGTGGTATTGAGAAGCCTAACGAAGCTAGAGCTGAGTTGAGATTGCCTGCAGTAGAAGGTCAGGATATGGATAAGATTAGAATCCCAGCCAACATAGCAGGCTCGGCAACCAATCCAGACACAGGGGGAGCCCCTAAGAAGGATAAACCAGCCGAGTAACAAAAAGCCCGTTAAACATTTAGTTTAACGGGCTTTTTCTTATTCTGATTCCTCCTCTTCTAAAGGAGCAGCAGAAGCTTCTCTAATTTCATTACGTTTCTTACATCTAGCCATAAACTCTATGTCGTCCATGTAGAAATCAGTACCAGATAGCATTCTATCAATTTCTTCTTCTGTAAAGAAGTCCTTATAGATGTCTCTAGTTAGTCTATTGCTTAAAGACATGGTGTGGTTCACGTGATTAGCTACATTATTACCAGGCCCTCCGCTACCAAATTGTACTTGATGGCACATTACAGTTGCGAATTCGTTGATGCTAATGCTGTCAGCACGCAGCAAAGGAAGGGTTCCGGCACTAGCAACATCAGACATTGCATGTACGTGTACATGACATCTAGCGTTATTCATAGCCCCAAGTAGAGGAAGTATAGCATGTAATGCTCCCCCCACAGTTGATATATTCATGGTAAATACATCGTTTTCCTCAGCCTCCTCAAGTATAGCTACAATATCATCAAACTGCTTAGTATCAACGAATTCCTCATCAATATTTACAGTATATCTGATACCATTTGGTACGCCTCTTACTAAGAATGGTTTTATCTCTGTTTGTTTACTATCCATATTAATGTCCTATAGAGTCATACGCCATAATAAGACCTTTACACAATGGACCCCTAACGATATGATCGTATTCATCAAAATCGATGTGAGTTGCATATTGTTGCAAGTTCTCGTTATTGTCTACTAGTTGCATCAAAGTGGACAAACCATTTGCCTTCGGCAAACAACTTTGTGTAACGTCACCACATAAAACCATCTTGGCACCACCAGCTCTAGTGACAATTGATTTAATTTCTTCGATTGAGCAATCCTCACACTCATCCGCGATAACCCAAGTATGTTTCCCGTAACTCATACCCTTAATAGATTCCAACGGCTGTAATGTGATGTTCCCATCCATGATAGCCAGATCGACAACTGGTTTACCCAATCTCATATAAAGAACAGATAGCATAGGCATAATCCATTGCATCATTTTCTCATTAGTATCCCCTTTAGTAAAACCAAGACCTTTGCTTGACGACATAGCTGGTCTAGCTAATACTATTCTAGAAATACGTCCTGATTTAAATGCGTCTGCAGCCATGCAACACGCAATAAATGTTTTGGAGGTTCCGGCATAGCCGGTAGCTACAATCAAATCATAGTTCTTGATAGCTTGGATATACTCTTCCTGTCTATCGTTCATGGCTTGGATTGGGGCTAATGCTATCTCTCTTTTGGCAGCCGCTACAAACTTTTCAGCTTTAGGTGGCTTAACTTCTTCACGCTTTCTATTACTACGGGAATTACGACTCATTTAAAGTCCTTTAGGTTGGTTGAAAAAAGTACTGCACTGATTAAGAGTATATTCCAAATGCTGCCCAAAGTCAAATATGAAATTTTTATAATGCTGGAAAAATTTCATCATTGACCCTCGCCAACTCAACTAGTATAATTAGTAATATTAAAACATACGAAAAATTATCTCCTAATTTAGGAAATAGTAAACTTTAGAAGGGTGAGAATGGCAATGTATGGATAACAAAAAGGTACTGTATCTTGATAGTACTTTTACCAAATCCGATACTATGGACACGGATCAGTCAATTTTTATTGAAGGATACGCAAACACAGTAGATACTGACAGAGCTGGCGATATTATATTAGCTAGTGCATGGTCAGCCGGAATGGTAAACTATCTAAAAAACCCTGTAATACTAGCCTATCATGACCACGATGATCCAATCGGTAGAATGGTAGAGCATAGAATAGACGCGAAAGGTCTATGGGTAAGAGTAAGAATTAGTCCAGCAGCTAAGGAAGTGTACGATCTTATTAAAGATGGTATTTTAACTGCCTTTAGTGTAGGATTTAGAGTTAGTGATGCTACGTATGACTCTGTAGCTGATATATTCGTTATTAAAGCAATTGAATTAATGGAAATATCTGTTGTAAGCGTACCATGCAATCAGGAGAGCTTGTTCTCCTTAGCAAAGTCTTTTGAGTCTAGTGTAGACCTCGAAAGTTTTAAAAACCAGTTTGCCACAAAGGCTACCCTTGATAATAGTCAAGAACCTAATACGCAAATTACAAATAAACAAACCAAAGGAATTACAAAAATGGACGAATTAGAAATTCAAGCTATGGTAGCTAAAGCAACAGCTGAAGCAGTAGCAAAAGCAAATGCAGAGCGCGATGCTATCGAAGCTCAAAAAGCTGCTACTGTCGCAGCAGAAAAAGCACTCAACGACAAAATTACAGCAACTGTAGCAGCTACTGTTAAGACAGCTGAATCAGGCGCAGAAAAGCTATTGGCAGAAATCGAAAAGCGTTTCGCTGACCAAGAAGCTACATCTAAATCCGTTCTTGAGGGATTGCAAGCATCTATCAAAGAAAAAGCAGCTGAATTAGAAGTTATCACTAAGTCAAAAATGAAGTTCGATATGACTGGTGACGTAGAAAAAGCACTTAACGACAAAGAAATCGAAACTGCTGTTCTATTGAAAACTTTCATGAACAAATCAGCTATTGGCGATACTAAGTTCGGTAAGCAATTGCTAGAAAAAGCCGGTGCTCACGTTCCAGGCGCAGTACCATGGGAACAACAAGTTTCCTTGAATATGGAAAATGAAATCCGTAGACGTTTGGTAGTTCAATCTTTAGTACGTCAAGTTGCGATGCAAACTAACGTTATGAAGATGCCATTGAACCCAATTGCTGGTTTAGGTACATGGGTAACTAACGCACAATTTGGTACATCGAACTCTTCAGGTGCGGCTCAAACTCACCAATTAGCGGAAATCACACTTAGTGCGTACAAAGTTTCTACAAAAGAATACTTAGCATACGAAGAAGAAGAAGACTCATTGTTAGTTCTTCTACCAATCATTCGTGATGCAATGGTACGTCGTGTGGCTCGCTCAGTTGATTTAGCATTCTTACGTGGTGCTGGTGCTGGTGCAGATCCAGTAAAAGGTTTAGCAGCATACGCTACAGCTAATACTACTAGCGCAGTAGGCACAGCAATCACAGTAGCTAAACTACGTGAAATGCGTAAAAACCTTGGTATCTTCGGTCTAGATCCTTCAGAAGTAACTTATGTTGTTTCTCAAGACGTTTACTACGACTTGCTAGATGATCCAGTGTTCCAAACAATGAACCAAGTAGGTACACAAGCTACTCTATTAACTGGTCAAATTGGTCAAATAGGTAACTCTCCAGTTATCGTATCTGGTGAATTCGAAGACAAAGCAGCTACTAAGATCGGTGCTATCGCCGTTAATACTAGCAACTTTATCGCTGGTAACCAACGCGGTCTACGTTTCGATACACAATCTGACGCAGAAAATCAACGTAACATCCTAGTAGCTTCTCTACGTACTGGTATGACTCAGTTGACTTCTACACAAGGTCAAGGCGTATCTAAGTTGACTTGGACAGCTTAATATTAAGTAATTAAATAGTGGGGCGAAAGCCCTACTATTTTATAAGCGCATACTGTGTGCTTATAAAATAGTAAAGGATATAAAATGGCAACTAATTTAGTAAGCTTATCAGAAGTAAAAGCATATAAAGGTATTACCAATAGTACCGAAGACTCAGAACTAAACCTACTAATAACAAAAGCCAGCACTTTAGTAAAAACCTACATAGGTAGAACCCTAGTAGACTACTACACTACAGAAAAAACAGAAGTGTTTGGTGATAGTACAAAACCTCTATCTTTAGTAGAAATGCCTATAGCAGAAGTTAGCTCAGTGGAGTTCTCTTTAGACTATGGTAGAAACTATACCAGTTTAGTAGAGTTCGACGATTATGTTATAGACCAAGAATTTGGGACGTTAGATATCATAAACCCGTCCTACACTGGTAAGAAAGTAAACGTACTAAAGGTTACTTATACTGGTGGATACCCTAAAGCTCCAGAGGATTTAAAACTGGCTGTTATGGATTTAGTTATGTATTATCAAAAAGCAGAGATGGCTGTGAAGTCCTCTAGAGCTCCAGGCGCTAATAACGCTCAGATAGAATATGTAATGAATACTACGCTACCAGCACACATTCGTAGAATACTAGACTTATACAGGCTGGATCTATGAGCAAGCTTTCAGATAGCATATTTGGTAAGTTATCTGAGCTGCTAAAATCATCTACAGATGATCTAAAAGAATTTGGTAGTATAGATAAAGTATCGGAGTACTCATCCATCAGCGAAAAACAGGATGTAATCAGAAGAATAACTGTTACAGTAAACCCTGAGGACGCTAAGCTAGTGCGATCTGCTGTAAGATCAGGAAGTAAAGAAATAGTACAGCCTGATATGTTGGCTGACATAAACAAATTATTCACAGATTTAATTGTTGGAAATACTCCTAAACAGAAGCCAAAAAAGGTAACCAAGGAGTCAGCAAACAAGACCTCTACTAGGTTGCGCGGCCCTTCAGGTAGGTTTATAAGCCTATTTACCTTGAAAGATCTACTGAACAATAAGCTAGCGGAGCAGATAAAAATAAATATGGGTAAAGGTAACGCCAAAGCTATACTTAATTATAGAACTGGCAGGTTTGCCCAAAGCGCAATTATTAACCAACTTAGTAGAACGAAAGAAGGTACACTAGTTGCTTTTTACACATACATGCATTATCCTTACCAAACCTTTGAACCAGGCTTTAAGCAGGGACTACCCTTAAGTAGAGATCCTAGGTTATTAATAGGCAAGAGTATAAGGCAGCTAGCACAAGAGATAGCTAGTTCAAGACTTAAGGCAATCCCAACATGAGTGCTAGAACAAGAATAGTAGAAGCCTTGGTTACTAAACTAAAGTCAGTTAGTACCGATAATGGGTATAATAGCGACTTAGGTGAGTCTGTAACATCAAGGCATAAATTTTGGGACGAAGTAAATCAGTTTCCTACAGTATGCGTAGTTGGCGGGCAAGAGGAACGTGAGTACTTACCAGCAGGTTTCGTATGGGGGCATTACAGTGTTTCTTTAAAGCTTTATGTTAAGAATGGTGACGACCCACAACCAAGTTTAGAGAACCTTATAACTGATGTAGAGAAAGTTATTAATGACAGCCTAAGATTAGAGTACGATACTGGACGTCAAACAGCTGACATGAAGATTAAACATATTGTAACCGATGAGGGTCTGCTAGCCCCTTACGGAGTAGGTGAAGTAAATATTAGCGTTCAATATCAAGTATTATAGGTACGATACTGATAATTATCATGTTGGTTATCTAATTAATACACCAAAATAAGGAAATAAAATGGCACAAGAATTTAATCTAGTAAGGAACGCGCGAGTTTTCTTTACTACTAACGTGGATGCCGTAAGTGGGAACATCCCTACTTCAGGAGCAACATTCACACCGTCTAATACTGTAGAGTTACAGGTATTGGATGGTTTCAGTTTCAAACAAACAACTCAAACTCAAAGTATCCAGGTAAAAGAAGCTGGTGATACGCCTTCTCGTGGTCAAAGAACATTCAACGTTTCAAAAGACCCAGTTGACTACTCATTTTCTACATATATCAGACCGTTCTTCAACGCAGGTGCGGTAACGGCAGAAGAAAAAGTTCTTTGGAACGCTCTAATGTCTGCTAAGAACATTGATACGGCAGGTATTACTCTTGGCGGTACAGCAAGTGCAACAGTGGTTGGCGGTACGCTAACAGGTATTAGCAGAGGTAGTACAACTACTAATGTAGTTACAATTGCTATTACCTCTTCGGTACACTCAAGCACACCTCTAGCGGTTGGCGATATCGTAACATTAGTTGGCTGCACAGGCGCTACTGCCATGGAGTGGAATCAACCCGCTAAGGTAACAGCTCTAGCTGGTACTGGTATTACTCTAGAGTATTTGACGGCTCCTTCAGCAGCTGCTGGAACTGCGCCAACAGGTTTCTCTGGGACTAAGTTACATTATGGCGCATGGACTTCTAATGCTGCTACTGGAGGTACTGCTGCATACGCGTTGGCTCACTTCGGTGGATCAAACAAAAACCAATTGCAAAAGTTCGGTATTATCTTCTCAATTGATGGTGCATTATACGCTATTGATAATGGTGCTTTGGATCAAGCGGTCATTGACTTCGGTCTAGACGCTATCGCTATGGTTGCTTGGACTGGTAAGGGTACACAACTACGTCAGCTACCTGCTACAGCTACGATTACAGGAGCTCCAGGAACTTCAGCTACGTTTAGCGGTGTAGGCAATGCTACAGGTACAGCAACAGCTACTAACACAACAGCGCCATATATTACTAATAAGCTTTCTACAATGAAACTTATTGCAGGTATTCAAGGTACTGGAACATCATACAATGTACCATTAACTGGTGGTAGTTTGACAATTGCCAACGGTATTCAGTACATTACTCCAGCTAACTTGGGTGTTGTTAACTCTCCAATCGGTTACTTCACTGGTTCACGTAGTATTACTGGTACAGTTAGTGCTTACCTAAAAACAGGTACACCATCTAACCCAAATACAACAGCCACACTTCTAAATGATATTCTTAGCAATGTTAGCTCAGCTGCAGAAACTAAGTTCAGACTTCAGATTGAAATTGGTGGTGGAACAAATGCCGTACGTGTAGAACTAGACATGGATGGTTGTATGTTACAGGTTCCAACTGTAGAAACCGCTGATATTATTTCAACCAATATCGGATTTACAGCTCAAGGTACCAGCGCGTTGTTAGCAGATCAAGCTTATGATCTAGGTAATACTAACGATCTAACAGTAAGATACTTCTCAGCATAATTTTGTAGTACTTCAAGAGTGGGTGGATACGCCCACTCTCTTTTTCAACTTTTTATAACCATTATTATTAGAATAGGATACATTCCATGACCGAAGCAGTATTAAGCCTGAAATCATTGCTAAGCCCAAGCAAAAAAGTAAGCATTGACTACCCTGGATTTGAGGGATTCAAATTAAACCTAAACTTCATGACACGTGAAGAATTAGTGAAGATTCGCAAAAAAGCAACGACAACACATATCAAAAAAGGTATGCCAGTTGATTCTACAGACGACGACCTGTTCTTGTCTTTATACACTCAATCAGCTGTAAAAGGCTGGTCTGGCTTGAAGTTAGGCTATGTCGACAAACTAGCACCAATTGAGATCTCAGAAGATAAGTTCGAAGAACTTCTACCATACACTGCTGAAAATGCACTGTTACTAATGAAGAGCTCGCCAGACTTCGATACTTTTGTTACTAACACTGTAACTGAGCTTCAAAATTTTTCGAGCAACAGTGGGACGAAGTAATCAGACGTCTTAACTCATATTTAAAGAACGACTCCTTGTCTATGAGCAAGGAGACGTACTACGAGATATGTGAGATGTTCGGTAACGACCCAGACCCCCTAGAAGTACCTGTGGAGTTTTCGGATCTTCATTCAGAAGTTCAGGAAGCGTTTCAGCTTTATAATAAGTTGACAGACATGTGGGACTCTATGAGCGGCAGCTACATGGGCAAAAATATAGTAGGGTTACTTGATATAATGGAACTCTATGAAGTTGATGATAAAAAACTTTCATTTGATATAATTAAAACTATTGATAATATAAGGTCTGAGACTATAAAAAGTCGCAAAGCAGCAAACACACAGAAACCAACTCAGTAAAATGGGTTGGTTTTTTATTATCTAAATTTACGTATTGCTATAAAATTAATCATTGACATTAAGCTAGTGCGATAGTATAATTGGATACAGGAATACATAGAAATTATTCTATAAAAGGAGATGTAATGACGGAAAAGATTGAGATTTTAGTTACAAGCAACGGTAGTATAGATGCTGAGACTAAAAAGGCTAAGGAGCTAGCCAATCAGCTTAATGCTGCTGCCAAAGGGGCTGATCTGGCTGCTAGGACTGCTGCTAAGATGAACCAAGCTTCTGGGGGCGGGAAAACAGCCGCAGGGCTTAGCGCTGAAACCGATACCTATAGAAAACAAAGGGGCACATTCGGAGCAGGATCAAGCACAAGAGATTTTAGTAACCAAGTAGCTGGTCTTGGTGGGTTAGTTAGAATATATGCTACATTTGCAGCTAATATATACGCTCTAACAACAGCTTTTAGTATGCTTAATAAAGCTGCCGACGTTACTAATATGGCTAAAGGGTTAGATCAATTAGGAGCAGCAAGCGGAAGAAACTTGTCTGGGCTAGCTAAGCAACTATCAGCCGTAAGTGACGGAGCTATTTCGATGAAGGATGCTATGGCGGCTACTGCCGCAGCATCAGCTGGTGGTTTGAATGGCGACCAACTTCTTAGATTAACAGCTGTAGCAAAGAATGCGTCGCAAGCTTTAGGTAGGGATATGCCGGACGCGTTAACTAGATTAACACGTGGTATAACAAAGATAGAGCCAGAATTACTAGATGAATTAGGTATTCTTGTAAAAGTCGATATGGCTAACCAGAATTACGCTAGAAGTCTTGGTAAAACTGCTAGCTCTCTGACTGACCTAGAGAAAAGACAAGCTTTCGCAACAGAAGCTATTACTCAAGGTGAGAAGAAGTTTAAAGACATACAGATGGCGTCTAATCCGTATGCTAAGCTTTCTGCCTCGGTTCAAAACCTATCACAAGCTGGGCTAGAGCTTTTAAACAAAGTATTAACACCTATAGCAGAAGTTCTAGCGTCTAGCCCAGTTGCTTTAACGGCAGCAATAGTTGGATTAAGCTCAGTACTATTCAAGCAAGCTATTCCAGATGTTAAAGCTTGGAGAGATAGCTTAAAGGAAGCAGAAGTAACGGCAGCAAAAACAGCCACTGATACAGCTAATAGAGCGCAATCTCTTAGAGACCTTAATACGGGAAAAGCTAAAGAAGCTTTGAACATTATGGTAGCTGATAAAAAGAAGGAAGCAGAAGAGTTCGTTTTAGCAGAGAAAAAGAAGGCTGAAATACTACTTAAGCAAGGCGCGGCAGGTACCAAAATAGCTAAGCCTGGTTACGATATAACACAGGATAGTGCCGCAGATAAAATTAATTACCTAATAGGTAATAGAAAAGCTGCACTACAAAAAGCCGAAGCCGAACTAGCTACTATAGAAGACGCAGCACAAGCCAAATCCAAGCAAAAAGCTATAGAAGTAAACAAACAGAAAATAGTAGCATTAGAGAACGCGTTAAGTACTAGGGAAGAGCTTATTCAAGGGTCTAGAGATAGGGAAGCTAGAATTAGTAACTTAGAGGTAGAGCGTGACAATGCTATAGAAAGAAGAAAAGTATCTAACATATCTCAAGCCTCAGCGGATAGAGCAGCTATACGAGCTAAAGATAGACTTGAATCAATAAAAGCTTTAGAATCAATCTCAGAAGTTAGTAAGTCTGAAGGCTTTATGGCAGCTATGTCCCAAACCAAATCTAGTTTAACAGCCTCTAGCATGAGTACAGTAGCAAAAGCTACCACAGCTATGAAGGCTGGGTTTATAGCCACTGCTGACGCAGCCGCAGGTATGTGGGCTACTATAGCACCTTGGTTACCACTAATTATATTAGGTTTTGAAGCACTATCATATGCTGTAGATAAGTTGAGTGGTAACTCAAAAGAGTTGGACACACTTTCTAAATCATTAGATTCCTTACAGTCAAGCATAAAAGGGGCAGCAGCTACAGCCGAATTAGCTTCCAAAAAGGAACTTACCTTAGGATTAAATACCGACGACCTAAAAGCTAAATCTAATGCTTTAGTAGAATTAAGTAATGCTACTAAGTCTATGGTTACCGACCTTGAGAAAGCTGATAAGGCTGCCACAGGATTCGGTAAGTTTATGGACGGATTTAAAACAGTATGGGGTGGTGATTTAAGATCTAAAGCTACTAAAGGCTTGGCAGATTCTCTAGCAACATCTGTTTTAGTTGCTGATTCAAAAGTAAAAGACCAGCTATCTGGAAGCTTAAAAGAAATATTGTCAACTACTGATCTTACATCAGCTGGTATACAAAAGGCTTTGGATTCAATCGACTCCGACAAGATAGATGAGTTTAAGCTAAAAATCCAAGAGCTTACATTTGCACAAGAGGAAGCTAAAACTTCTAGTGAAAAGCAAACTGGTTTCTTAATGAACGTAAAAGATGCTTTAGCTAATACATCTAAAGCAGCAGATACACTATCTACTAGTCTAGCACCTTCTGATAACTTCTCAAAATATGCCATTTCTGTAGTACAGTCAGCATACTCTATGGCTAAAGCCATTAATGGAGCGACTGATGCCTATCAAGTGATGCAAGAGATAGTAAGCAGCCCTAGTAATATGGCGGGTATGTCTGAGGAAACAGCAACTAAGCTACTACAACAAAGTCGTGCAGTTAAGGTTCTAAGTAACACGATAAAGGATCTTAAAAACATAGAAGCCGATAGAGAAAAAGCTATACGCTCTAACCAAGATCTAGCTAACAAGAGTGTACGAGATAGAGATACTAGTGATAACTTAAAGCTAAAAGATAAAAACGACCAAATTATAAAAGAGTCTAATGCTAATGCTGAGATACTTGCTAATAAGCAGGCTCAGTTACAAAAAATTAGTGCTAACTACGTAGGCGAAGTAATAAAAGATTCCATGTCAAAAGGAGCTGAACTGTTTGAGATAGCAGTAAAGCAGTCTATGAAGGAATCAGCGTTAATAGTTTCCAAAGCAGCTTTAGCAGGTCTTGAAGGTAGAGGAACGGCGGAGCTTATGGCTAACTTGAAAGAACAAGAGATTTCTATTCAAAGAGCACAACTGCTACAAGAATTAGAACTACTTACTTCTCAAGCGGCAGTAAAAGATAAAATGGAAATGTTAGCCTTAGCAGTACAGGATAACACTATTGCCATCAAGAAGTCTTCACTACAAAGCAAAGCAGCTGGAAGTGGTGTAGAAGCTGACAAAGCTAAAAAAGAGCTTGATCAATTAGCAAAAACAGAAGAAGCTAGCCAAGCAAAAGCGTCAGCTAGAGCTACTAGACTATTCGAAATAATGCAAAAGCTTAGATCTCAATCTGTGGATAATAGAGTAGAGAGCCTAAGGAAAGAGGCAGAAGCTGAAAGATCAAAAGGAGATAGCGCTGACTTAGAATTAGCTGCAGCACTTCAGGCTAAGTACATGGAAGCCGCGGCAGTCGCATCCAAAGTCAGGATGAAAAATGCCGAATCTACTGCCAATAAAGTAACAGAAGAGCTTGGTATAGTTAAAGAATCTTACGAGTATAGTATGAAAACTATAGCTAATAAGAAAGCTGAACTAGACGCCGCTTCTAATCTTAATAAGTCTGCTAAAGATAGCTCATCTATATTTTTACAGTCAATTAGAGATGAAGAAAATAGATTAGCATTATCTAAAGAAAAGCTTCAATACGAGGAAGAATCCATTAAACAAGTTAAAATAATGGATGAACTTAGAACAAGACAATCTAAGGGTGAAAATGTTAGCCAACAAATAGCTGATGCTAAAGCTCAAGGAATAGTCAATCTTGCTAAAGTAGAATCAGATATAGCACAGGATAAGCTAGCTAGATCTAAAACTCAAGGTGAGGAGGACTTAAAATACCTAAATATTAGATTAGCACAACTTGCGGAGCTTGAAGATTTAGAAGCTGAATCTTCAAGACTTAAGCTGGAAGCGTCTAATTCTGAGCTAGCTTCTAAAGTGCAGTTAGGTAAGGTAAGTGCTGATTATGCTGCTGAATTAACTTATCAGTACACGTTACAAAACATTGAACTTGAAAAGCAAAAGTCACTTTCTGCAGCATCTAAAGACTTCGTAAAGAACTACTCTGATACCGCTATGGGCTTCATAAACACTAACGAAGCTAATGACAAAAAAGGTGCTCCAACTTCAGAAGAAGATTTAAAAGCTCAGACGACAGAGCTTAATAGAATATTCGAACTTTACAATAAAATTACTGACGGAATTAAGGATAAGGCAGCAAGCGAATCCACAACCGCAAAAACTATTAAGGCTACTACACAAGAGGTAGAGAGACAAAATAGAGTCCTTAAACTTATGGAAGGTATAGGAAATTCATTAGTTAAGGTATTCGGTAAAGTAGGAACAGCCTTTAGTACTATAGGTAAAACCGTCCTTAGCTCTTCTAAAGAGCTTGATAAACTAAGGGATGAGCAAATATCTAAAACCAAACTTACTACTGAAGAAGAGCAGAAGTACGCATTGCAAACAGCTCAAGTTAAAGTTGGTGCGGCAGCAGAAGTTACTGGAGCAGTGGCAGATTCTTTGGATCAGCAAAGTAAGGGTGCTAAGGTATTACACGCTATAGAAAAAGGCTTGCACATTGCTAAGTTAGCTATGGCAGGTGTTGAGATGGCGATGGACTTAACTCAGACTGCGCAAGAGATAGGATCATCCGAAGCCAGAGCGGTAGTGAAAGGCAAAGAGTCTATTATTAACGCTATGAAGAGCCTACCTCCACCATTTAGCTTCATTGCCGGAGCTGCGATGGCAGTGGCTGTAGCTTCTATTATTGGTAAGAGCTTAGGCGGAGGTGGTGGAGGTGGCTTCAGCGCAAGCTCAGACCAACTTAAAGAAACTCAAGGCACTGGACAAACATGGGACTCAAAAGGTAATAAAATATCAACTGGGTACGGTGTGCTGGGAGATGATTCAGCTAAATCTGAAACTATAGCTAACTCACTAGAGTTTATCCAAAAATACACATTCTCTGAACTTGAGTATTCTAACAAGATGCTTACCGCACTACAAAACATAGAAATGGGTATAAATGGGTTTTCTACTGGTATAGCCAACACTAAAGGAGCTCTAAGCGGTACTGGGTTCGGAACATTTGAAGGCACTACTAGCAGTAAATGGGGTAATATCCTTGGTGGGATCTTCGGCGGTAAGTCTACCACAAGTATCACTGGATCAGGTATTAGAGTTTCAGGAGCTTTAGGCGACCTTGCTAACGGCCAAGCTGTTGCTAAGCAGTACGAAACTGGTTCTACTACTACTAAAGGAGGATGGTTCTCAAGTGATAAGACAGTATCATTCACTAAAGAGCAAGAAATTAGTAGTGAGGCTTTCAATAAGGCTATTAAAGATTCCTTCACAGGAATGTCTAATACCATAAAAGAAGCTGGTGTGGCAATAGGACTGGACTCTAAAGAGCTAGCAAGCGCTATAGCGCAAATACCTATCGAACTGGGGGTAGAAACTAGAGGTCTAAAAGGATCGGAAATTAGCGATGCTGTTTCAGCGGTGTTATCAAGCACAGCTGATATGATAGCAACTAAGGTTCTTTATATAGTTAAGCCTTTCCAAGCTTTGAACGAAGGATTAGCCGAGACTGCAATAAGAGTTGCTAGAACTTCTCAAGTTATTGATTTGCAGTTAAAATCTGTTGGCATGGTATTCAAAACAATAGGGTTGGAAAGCCTTAATGCCAGAATGAACCTTGTTGACTTAGCTGGTGGGTTAGAGGAATTTATATCTAGCTCTGACTTCTTTAAGGATAACTTCCTATCGGAAGCAGAAAGATTAGCTCCTATCCAGAAGGCAGTTGTCGAAGAAATGACTAGATTAGGGTACGCGGGTATAACTACTAGAGAAGCTTTCAAAGAGTTAGTACTATCCTTAGATCTAAGCGACGCTAACGGAGCAAAACTATACACTAGTTTGATGAAAGTACAAGAAGGTTTCGCAGCTGTCTACAAAGAGACAGAAGATGTTACTAACAAACTTTCCGAAATAAAATTAGACCAGGAAGCTAGAGCAATGGCGCTAGTTGCTAGCAGATCACAACTTCTAGCATACAACAGAGCCAAAGAGTTAGCAGCTATGGACTCTCAGTTACGTCCTATAGAGCAATGGATTTATGCTCTCGAAGATGAAGCCGATGCTAGGGAGGAGTTAGCTACAGCCTACGAAAGAGAATCCTCCGCAAGGTTGCAGAATATAGATAACTTAAAATCATCTATAAAAACTCTTAGCGATTTTAGCAAGTCTTTAATGTTTGGTGAGAACTCTCCATTAACACCAGGAGACAAGTATGCTCAAGCCAAGTCTGACTACACAGCGCTTAAAGACGTACTACTGAATAGTTCTAGTACAGCAGATGAGAAATCAAAAGCATTAGAAGAACTACCTAATAGTATTACAACACTTCTAAACGCTTCCAAAACGTTTTATGCTAGTTCAGATAAATACCAAAAGGATTTCGCAGATGCACAAAGCCTTCTAGCTATGAAAATAGCTGATAGCAAAGCTCAATTGACTATAGAAGAAAAATCATATAACGAGTTAACTCTACAGGTTAACAAGTTGGGCGTTATCAATGATTCTGTAATCAATGTTAGCACTGCTATAGATAAATTAACAGCCGCTATGCTTAATTCGTTAAGTGCTGGTAAAGAGGCTGGACAATTATCAGGAATGGGCCCAAGCGAAGTAGGTACAGGACCTGCTAATACTCAACTAGGTGCCTTATATGTTAATAAGTCAAACTACCTAGAAAGTATAGTAAAAGGTTGGTACTCCAATCATCCTTACGCAAACAAAGCACCTGATGCTCAAGGACTTAAGTACTGGACCGACGAAATATTATCAGGTAAAGGGGTAGAGACAGTTAAGAAAGCATTCTCCGATTCAGTATCATATGTGTCAGGGAAAGTGCCCGTTCTACCTATAGACGCTTTTGCTAAAGGTGGTTACATGAGTGGTATAGCATTAGTTGGTGAAAAAGGTCCAGAATTAGTTAACTTCGATAATCCTGGTCAAGTATACACTAATGCTCAGTCTGGTAATATTATGGATAGTATAGCTGGAGCCGTTACGTCAGAACTAGCACTACTTCGAAAACAAGTAGCTATGTTAGAGGAAAACGCTAGAAAGAATGCTGAAGCTATTATTAGAGGCAACTACGATGCTAATAATCAAGCTGCTGGTAAGGTAGCCGAAGCAGTAGTTAATGTAGCGGAAACCAGTAGTTGGAATAGCACCAGAAACGTAGTAAAAATGCAGTAAACTAAATACCCGCCTAATACGCGGGTATTTTTTTATCTACGGTAAAATTTTTAACCTTGACACTGACCAAGTCTAGTGTTATAATTGTTTATATTTTAATAGGAGTACTTATGACAACCTTATCCTCAGTAGAAATAACAGCTTGGTTAAACAACGAGTCAGCTATAAGGGGCACCCTTATAGAGGTAGATGTACTAGTTTCCGGAGTAGAAACAACTAGGTATTTATCAACCTTCCCCTACACCACAGCCCCAACGGATACGCCAGCTAATACGTATTACGACCCTATAGTGTCAAGAGGCGTATCCTACACAGAGTCTATGGACTATACTGGTAGCGGTAGCGGTAGTATGCTAGCAGGGGATATAGAATTAAATAACTTTTCAGGTGAATACGATTCATGGCTAAACGACGTATGGACTAATAGAAACATTAGAGCATATATTGGTGATGTTAGCTGGACTAGAGATAAGTTTATACAAATACTTGACGGTGTGTTAGTTGGCATCGATAGCAAAAATCCAAATGTGCTTAACTTAAAGATTAGAGAAAAGCTGCAAAGGCTAAATACGCCTATAAGTGAGATAAACTATAGCGATATTTACCCATATCCAGATCATGTAAACACTACACCACATTACGACCCATCAGACCCTAATAGTACTGTTCCCGATGTATTTATGCCTCACGCCTTTGGCGAAGTGCATAATATTACCCCTGTACTAATAGATCCAGCGAGAGTTAAATACTCGCTTAGTTATATGGGTAATATAGGAGTTATAGAAGTCAGAGATAATGGCATCCCACTTAGAGAGGAGGATTATGAAGTAGATACTGCTAGAGGAATACTTACTTTAAAATACCTTAATGCTGGCACCATAACGGTTAGTCTTAGAGGTTCGTTAGCGTACTCAGCACCAAGCTTAATAAAGAACCTAGTACAATACACTGGCAAAGTTGTACCTAATCCAGTCACCGGAGGACCTACTACTAGGAGCACTACTAATTTAATACCAAATACTGGTATAGGTTTTCCTATCATAACACCCTCTCCAGATAGGTTTGTAGACGGTGTGGATATAGATTCCGCTAATTTTGATAACATGATCTCCAGTAACTCTCAGGTAGTGGGATTGTTCGTATCCCAGAAAGAAAACCTATTGAGTACCTGTCAGGCCTTGGCTGCTAGTATAGGTGCGTCAATGGTTACTACCAGGTCTGGTAAGTTAAGGCTGGTTAAGCTAGCTAGCCCTCCTACCGGCACACCATTCGTTATAGACACTTCTATGTATAAGTACAACTCCCTACAAATAATAGACCGTACAGAAATACTTGGGGCTATAAAGTTGGGATTTAATAAAAACTGGACAGTACAAAAAGAGCTAAAAACTAATATTCCACCAAAACATAAGGAGATGTTTGCAGAAGAGTGGAGTACTGTCAGTGTATTTAATCCAACGGCTTTGTCTCAACATAAGCTAACTGGATTACCTGTGGTGCAAAATACGCATTTACAGGTTTTATCTGATGCCAATGTGGAAGCCAATAGGAGGCTGCAACTATGGAGCCAACAGCATACAGTTTATAAAATAAGTGGGTTCTCCCCGCTTTTAGATTTACAGATAGGCGACACCGTTCAATTAGTTGGTCCAAGGTACGGACTAACCGGTGCGTTGGGGATAGGGTTAGGGACCGTAGTTATGCTACAACCTAATTGGACAACTGCAACAGTAGAAGTAGGAATATTTATATAATGGCAACAGTAATACCAACAAATACTAGGGACGCCCTACTTAGAGCCGACTCTCTAAGGGTGTACCCATACGAAACATTTGAAATAGGTGAAAAACCTTTCTGGATAAAAAAATACCAAGATGCTTTAGCTACCCAGGTATTTTTAAATAATCTGTGTGAGCTATATGGCATAGTATCAGGAGATGCTACAAGGAATATCTATAACGTAGCAATATCCAACTTAACAGGGGTTTTGAACGGCTTTACCAAACCAGTAGATTGGGACGATATGTCTGATATTACTAGGTTTATAGAACTGGAACCTCTAAGTAATGCTTACGACTTCCTATATGAGAAAGAGGCAGCATTACGCGACCTTATAGAGTCGAAACAATCCATACAAGGAGTGTTATCAGTACCGAGTGTATCTATGACGGCAGACAGTCTCAACATAGTCAGCCCCAGTACTTTGGCAGCTTCTGGCGGTGTGTTTAATGTATACTCCGGAACAAATGATATAACGAGCACAGTAGGTATCACTTACCAAATATCAGGTACACCTATAGGATGCTCAGTAACTATAAATCCTAGTACCGGTGTGTACGTGCCGACGGCTATAACCTCTGACAATGCGTCCGCCATTATGCAGGCTACATTACCTGCAGCATACGGTAGCATGGTAATAACTAAAACTTTTACGCTAAATAAGGTAAAGGTTGGGGCCAACGGTAAGGCTCTAACCTTATCAACTAATTCTAGAATGTTTAAGGTTGCTAAGGATGGTTCTAAAACCCCTACAGCAATCACATTTACTGCCAATGGTAGTAATTTGACTCCTGGTAGTGTGGCTACTTTCTCCAAGGTCCCAGCATCTAATGCTTCAGTACTTACTGGTACTGGTGATACTAGAAGCGTAACATTTGATAATATGATCGGAGACTCACTTACTGTATCTCTACTAATGGACGGCATAACGGATACTGTAACAGTAGTTAAGGTATATGATGGGTCAGATTCCTTCAATGGTTTACTAACTAATGAGTCAGTAACATTTCCGACAGATTCGCTAGGAACAACCCCCCCAAATATTTCCACTTTAACATCCGGTAATTTTAAAGTTTACCGTGGATCTGCAGATGTAACCGCAGGGTGTACGTTTGTAAAGGCAGATGTGAACTGTAGCACTACTATAGCTAACGGTACTGGAGCATATTCGGCTTCTGCTATAACAGCAGACTTTGCGTACTCTACCTATACCGCTACCCATACTAGTACTGGTACCGTAATTACTAAAGTACTATCCTTATCAAAAAGTAGGGCTGGTACTGCGGGAGGTACTGGATTAACAGGTGCAGAAGTTGATATGGTATTCGTACGAGCAGTCTCCCCCGCGACACCAACTTCGTCAGCAAACCCACCACTAACGCCAATACAATGGTACCCTAATGTTAGTAGTGTGCCAGTTACAGCCGACCCTCTATGGAGTTCAGTAGGTAAAAAAGCCGCAGGTGCATCTGTTTGGGTGTGGGAGACTCCAATAAAGGTAGAGGGCTCTCAAGGTATCCCAGGTACCCCCGGTATCCCAGGTACTCCAGGTACTCCAGGTACTAGCCCTAATGTTGTAACAGAAGTATCAGTCTACGCGGAATCATTCAATGCACCGCTTACTCCAACCGGTGGTACATATAGTCTATCAGATAATACTTTCACTGTTTTACCTACAGGTTCCACAACCCCCTTAGTAACTTGGAGCCCTAATAAGCCCGACGCCGGCATTCTGCCAATCTATGAGTCTAAAACCATTGTTAGCGCACCAGCCGGAGGTAGTGACAATACTCTGACATGGAGTGTACCTATTAAAATTTATGAGAATGCGGATGATGGTATTGATGCTAAGTTGATGAGTGCTTCTGTCAGTAGTCAAGTGTTCCAAGTGAATAAAGCCGGTGTAGCAACCCCTGCAACCATCACTTTGAAGGCTATTAGAAATAATATTACAGGTGCTACATGGTCTGTTGATTCTGGTATTGCTACACTAAGTAATTCTACTGATACAGGCCCTTACTCCACAGGCGATATTGCACTTCTGAAGTATTCTGCGATGGATAGCGATAGTGTAACACTGAAAGTTGCTACAATTGACGTGCCGACATCTACAACCTACGAAGATACAATCACAATTGTAAAAGTGAGAGAAGGCTCCGACGCTCTCGTAGGATATCTGACAAATGAAAATGTAACACTTCCAGCTCAGACAGATGGTACAGTAGTTTCATATACAGGAGCTAGTGGTAAGTTTATTGTGATGCGTGGGGATGCTGATGTTACAGATGAGTGTAACTTCTATGTTGACAGTAACCCTCAATCCTTGACAGGTAATCCGCCGACATACCCGCTGATTGTGAGTTCAGGCACAGATGCGGGTAATTACAATGTCACTGGAGGATTCACAACTGACAATGCTAGCATCACGTATAAAGCTACATACCTATTTAATGATCTTCTTTATACTGTGTACAAGACCTTTACACTGTCTAAGAGTAAGACAGGGACAACAGGGGCTGTTGGTAGTGCAGGTAGTAGTGCTAGGATTGCTTATGTTAAGCTTAGAGCAAATCCACCAAGCAGCGACCCCTCTTCTTTGAGTGAAAATCCTTCTGTATCTACTGTTACTGGAGATGTATTTCCAACTACAGGGACTTGGGGAGAAGGACTAGCTTGGATAGCGTATCCTCCAACTATCGGTGTTGGTGAACAAGTATGGCAAACTACAGGTGTGTATAACTACCTAACAAATCAAACTACATGGGTTGCTCCATACCTGAGTAACTTGAAAGTTGGTAACTTATCAGCTATCACTGTAAACACAGGTACACTGACAGTAGATGCAAGTGGCTATGTCAGAGGTGGTCAAACAGGTTACAACACAGGCACAGGTTTCTGGCTTGGGTATGACAGTGGAGCTTATAAGTTTTCTATTGGGGACGGTACAAATAGTATGCGGTGGGATGGTACTTCATTATCCCTGCAAGGCTCAATAGACGCATCTGCTGGGGCTAAATTTACGTTAGGGTCGTCTACTAATTACGTGAATTTGGTGAGTAACCTAGGCAGTGCCTTACTAGGTGTTTTGAAAACCTCAAACAATGCTAATCCTGCTGTCTCTATAGTGGATTCTGCCGCTACCACTCAACCTTCTTTGTTTGTTTCGACAAACTCCACAGGTAATGGGGCGGCTATTTCTGCCACTAATTCTAGTACAGGGTACTCTGGTATGTTCTCAGGGAAATTTAGATTGTTTGGCGCATCTACTCCTTTGGAACTGAACACTTCTGCAGGTAGAACAGGACAGACATTAATCTCCCAAGGGTCTTCAGCAACACCTGCATGGGGTAAGCAGATATTCAGTGGAGCACAAGCTGCAGATGGTTCTGGTAACCTGACAGTGACAGTAGATTTCCCTGATTCAAGTTATGCACCTGTGGCAACATCTACGAGTGGTGTATACGTAGTTATTACAGCTAAGTCCGCTACATCTATTACATTCCAAGCACAAGATAGAGCCACAGGTGCAGGGGTTTCAGGTGCGGGTATTAGCTGGATTGCTATAGGTTAGGTTAAATACTCTACAAGTTAAAATTTTTTTATCCTTGACTAAGTATACCATATAAGGTATACTTAGCTTTATAAATTCAATATGCAACGGGATTAAGATGCCATCATTACGTATAATATACGACAACTTAGCTGATTCTGGAACTGTGACGGCTACCAGTACAGCTGGTAGCCTAGCGGCTACAAATATGCAAATAGATAAGAAGTCAAAGGTTTGGAGAAGTGTTGGCACTACAGCAACTCTTAAATGCTCTTGGAGTAGTTCCAAGAGCATAAATAGTATAGTTTTTGCTTTCTGCAATTTTTCTTCTACAGCTACTGTAGTTGCCAGACTATATGACACTACAGTGGGAGGAACTCCATTATACACTTCCCCAAGTACCTTAATTACTCCTAGCGTGTCTGCAGAATACTGGGGTAATGGATCACAACCACTAGGAGTAAATTCGTACTCCTATGGGTTCACACAGCATGCTAGACTTTGGTTAGCTAATACATACACTACAGTCAAAAGAATAGAATTAGATGTGACCGATACTTCAAATACCTCAGGGTACCTAGAAGTGTCTAGACTTATACTTGGCAACTATTGGGCTCCAACATACAATACAGGTTTCGGAATCCCCATGACCAGTGTGGACGCAGGCACACAAACTAGAGCTCAATCTGGTGATTTAGTGTCATCTGTAAGCTATAAATATAAGAAACTATCTATAGATTTAGCATGGATGCTGGCACCTGATAGGGTTAGGTTGCAATCTATGTTGCAAAATAATGGTATATCCAAGGGTGTGTTTCTAAGTGTATTCCCAGAAGATACAGACCCATTTAAGGAACAGACGTACCAGATTTATGGTAAGCTACCCAATTCCGTAACTATAAGCCATCCAATGCATACAATCTACTCAACACAAATAGAATTAGAAGAGGTATAAAATGGCTACTAGGAGACCCTTAGTAAATATAGGCGGGGTGCTGCAGGAGATGCCAGCAACCGACGCGGTATATAGATCAGACGAGATAAATGTAACTAATGATGCTACTAATCCTTCAGCAGTATACCCAGTTCTAGTTCCTAGCACTGGGGGATACACAGCGCCTACAATTGCAAGTGCAAAAATTTCATTTGTACCAAGTACAGGCACCCTTACTAGTTTAAGATTTTCCGGTAGTTTAATTAGACCTACCAGTGGGGTATTAACTGCAGCCGGAACTACTCAAGCTACTGGTTTAGCTCTTACTTCTGATGTAAACTATATTGGCACTACAGCTGCAAATACTGGTGTAGTACTTCCTGCACCAATAGTAGGCAAGAAGATTAAAGTTATAAATCGCGGAGCAAGTGATCTTAGAGTATACCCACCTACTGGGAGTAATATTGATAACTTAGCAGCAAATGCCGCAATTATTTTACCAACACTTGGCGTGCTTGAGGTAACAGCTAATACTACTACACAGTACAACTCAACATCAAACTCAGCTACTGGATTAAGGGGTGTTGTACCAGGTACTAATGGTGGTACTGGTGTAAATAACAGTACCAGAACTATATCATATGCTGGTAACGTTGCCTTTACAGGAGCGTTTACGTTCTCTGGTGCGCTGACTGCGAACACTTCGATTACGTTCCCAACTACGGGCACGCTTGTAAGTACAACAGTTGCTCAGACTCTAACCAATAAAACATTTACCGGGTACACTGAGACAACGTATGCGCTTGCAGGTACAGATATTGCGGTAGCTAACGGCACTATCCAGAGAAAAACTCTGACAGCAAATACGACTTTTACAGAAACATTGGCAGATGGTCAATCTGTAGTGTTACACATAAACCCCGCTACATTCACAGTCACGTGGCCTACAATAAGTTGGATTAACGCTGCTGGGACTAATACTGCTCCAACACTTAAAGCATCTGTATTGAATGTTATAGTAATCTGGCAAGACAACGGAGTTCTATATGGAAACTGGATAGGGAGCTTATAATGTTTTTAGCTAATAAATTAGTGGGGGCTGGGGTCGCAGAAAAAACCTATGCTGACGACGTATTCTCCACTTATTTGTATACAGGTAGCGGCTCTAGCTTAGTCATCAATAACGGTATCGATCTTGTAGGTAAAGGGGGCATGATTTGGGCTAAAAAACGAAGTATTGCAGCTAATGCCAGCATAGTAGATACTGCAAGAGGTAAGGAATACCAGTTGTATCCTGACGGAACAAATGCTCAGGGGTACAATGCTTCCCTATATTCCTCATTTAATAATAACGGCTTTACGGTGGAAGTCGGCAATAGTGAAAGTGGTACCTCGTATTGCTCGTGGACTTTTCGCAGAGCAGCTAAGTTTTTTGATATTGTTACATACACTGGCACGGGGTCCGGACAAACAGTAGCTCACGGGCTAACCTCTACCCCTGGAGTAGTTCTGATAAAAAGCACCGGTTCTAGTGGTACTAACTGGGCTATTGCCTGCTACCTAGGTAGTGCTAGCAATTATGCTTACTGGTCTGGTAGTGGTCCAGGACTAAACGGAACAGCAGCGGCAACCTCCGCCTCCTTTAATTCATCTTCGTATATAGGTAGTACATCTATAAATACAGGGCTATTTTCAGCTTTAGCTGTAAGTGCGCCGCAAACACATGTAGCTTACCTCTTTGGGCACAATACTTCTACGGATGGGATTATTAGGTGCGGCTCTTATATTGGCAACGGTAATACAATAGGACCAGCAATTGATCTTGGGTGGGAACCACAGTGGCTGATGGTAAAAAATGTATCCGGATTAGGGTCTTGGAATATTATAGATAACTTGAGAGGTTTTACATATGATGGATTAGACCAAGTTATCCAAGCAAATAGTACAGCAGTAGAAACTGAACAGACTTACATCGGTATCCGTTCAGATGGCTTCCAAGTTGTATCGACTTCAAGCGAAGTTAATACGAGTGGGGCTACCTACGTATACATGGCAATCCGTAGATCTAATAAGCCGCCTACGAGTGGCGCCAGTGTTTTTACTGTAGACAATGCTACTGGCTTTACAGATGCCCCAACAATAGCTAAGCAAGACCTGTTTATTAGTGCCATTCGCTCATCAGCGAATGGGTACACTCCTGCGGGTTTTTCTTGGGGTGACCGTGTAAGGGGGTATGGCTCCAGTAGTACAAAAACCATAAATTCTTCAAGTACTGCTAGTGAAGTCGAGGACACCATGTTTCCGTTTGGTGTTAGTGGGTATGTTTGGAATGCTGGTGGAGGTTTTCCAAGGATTACTTATCGAATTAAACGCGCAGTAGGCTTCTTCGACATAGTCGGATATAAGGGGACTGGTGCTGCTCAAGACGTTAAACATAACTTATCTGTGCTCCCTGAGTTGATACTGCTTAAAAACAGAACTACTAACGGGATGAGTTGGAAGTTTAGGTACAGTGCAGGGGAGGGCAACTTAACGAGTGATGTGGCTGGCGGTATCTTCGCCTTGCCATCAGTTAGCGCTACTACGTTTTCTATAGGACAATTTGCTGGATCAGACCTTAACGCGTCTGGGGGGGATTTTGTAGCGTACCTATTCTCTACCGTACTCGGCATCTCAAAAATAGGTACGTATCTAGGCAACTCTTCTAATCGCACGATCGATTGCGGGTTTTCTGCTGGTGCTAGGTTTGTCATGATAAAACGTACTGACGCTGCAGGGGATTGGTATGTATTTGATACAGTGCGCGGTATCACAGCTTCAGAAGGGACTACGCCATATATATTACTGAACTCGGCTGCAGCCGAGTCGTATGGTGGGATTACATCTGCTGCAGCTGGGTTTGCTTTGTCTAATACCACATCACTAAATGTAAACGGCGCAACCTACATCTTTTTAGCAATTGCTTAAGGAATAATATGGAACTTTATAACATCGCAAACCAAACAACCTGTACTGAACAGGAGTTTAGAAATACTTTCCCTAATACTAGTTTTCCTGAGATTCTTCTTGTAGACACCCTTGAAGAATTTGGGTACAAACCAGTATTAGAATCACCTCAGTTACCTTGCCAATCTTACGAGATAGTAGTACGTGATGGTGTAACCATTGACGCTAATGATAACGTAGTCAAGAAATGGAAAGTCATTCCAATGTACACAGAATATGTGGATGGGAATGGTGTCGTTCACACGGTACAAGAACAGATTGATGCACACATTGCTAGGGATGCTGAAGCACGGGCATCCGAAGCTAGAAATCAAGCTAAAGTAACTAGGCAATCTGCGGTGGATGCGATTAAAGTCACCACCTCAACTGGAAAAACTTTTGATGGGGACGAAACTTCCCAAACTCGTATGGCAAGAGCAATCATTGCATTGCAAGCTATGGGAGTACCCACAGTAACTTGGGTGTTAGCAGATAATACTTCGACCCAGGCAACCATAGCCGAACTTGTAGAAGCCTTAGCCTTAGCTGGTGCAGCTCAAGCTAATATTTGGGTGATATAATGAACGAGCTAGGACGCAGAGTAAAAAACTTCGCCATATGTCTAGATCAGTTACTATACTCCATTATCACTTTAGGTAATGGAGACCCTGATGAAACATGCTCTAGCGCAGCATGGAGAATGGAAGTAGACGGTAGATTTTTTGGATTTTTTAGACCAGTAATAGATGCTATCTTTTTCTGGGATAAAAACCACTGCTACGAAAGCTATAAAAGCGAAACAATAAGAGCACTGTTTGTGAAAGACCACTACAATAAATAGGATGATATATGGACATAGGAAGCTCCTTAGGGGAAACAGTAGGGATCGTGGGAGTAGCTATAGTTACTTTGGCACTGGGTGCACAGCAATTGTTAAAACGATGGAAAACAGGTAGCGCTGAAAACAGCATCCTAACATTGCTACACTCAGAACTAGAAAGGATGGCTACTCAGAATAAGTTGCTTTCTAGTTATGTTAATGCCTTGCAGATAGAAGCAGTTAAGATAAATTCGGAACTTGCTAAGCTACAGGTAGAGAATAAGAAGCTGCACACGGAAGTATTAATTCTTACAAACGAGTTAATAAGCATGAGAAGAGTGCTAGATAAGAAAGGCTAATATGAAAATCACATTAGTACGAAGCAAAGAGATTGGGAATGCTACACCAGGTATGCTATATTTAGATAATAAGTTATTTTGCTATACACTTGAGGATGTAAGTCGTCCTGTCAAAGTATATGGTAAAACAGCTATACCTAAAGGCAAGTATGTTGTTAAACTTACAATGTCTAATAGGTTTAAAAAAGTAATGCCACTGTTGCTAAATGTACCTAATTTCGAAGGTATAAGGATCCACGCTGGAAATACCTCTGAAGATACAGAAGGCTGTATTCTTGTAGGTACGCAAAGTTCAGTAGTAGCAGGCAATTATAATGTATTAGGTAGCAGAGATGCTTTCTCTAAGTTGATGGCTATTCTAACCCCTTATAAAGGAGAAATAGTTATGGAGATAAAATGAGAAACATTAAGAAGAAACTAGTTGGGGCTAGAAGATCAAAAACTGTACTATTTAATAGTATTATGGCTGTTCTTCTACCATCTATAATTTATGCGCAGGAAATGCTGCCTATATTAAAGGAATTACTAACACCAGAAGCCTATCAAGCAACTGGACTGGCAGTAGTTATTATAAATATAGTCCTTAGATTCAAAACTGACAATAGTTTGGATAACAAGCATGATCAATAGTACTATATTAAAGTACCTTCTATCAGCAACTCTGGCTGTATCAGTGCTATACTCAATGTATGATTATGTTTATGATAGGGGGTACGCAGCTAAAACTTTGGAAGTGGAAACTTACCAAAGAAAGCAATCAGAAAATATCGCGGCACTGTCTAAAACCTTGGCTAATTTACCAGCCGAAGTAGTGCTAGAATACGACAAAGTTTACGGTAGCGTGTTAGATGATATTAAAAACAAGCCATTATACATAGTAAGTAAGGATGGTAAATGTCAACCAAGTAAGGACTTCGAGAAAGCTTATAGGAGCTTACTGAAATGAAATATATACTAGCAGTTCTACTGCTAACTGGGTGCTGTTCAGCACCGATTGTTCATCCTACAGAACCAATAATCATAGACAGTAGAATATTGGAGAAGTGCAAACCACAAGTGTTACCAGAGTCCACATTAACTTACGAGTCAATTTTAGAGAATGTTAAAGATAATTCAATTCTCTATAAAGAGTGTTCTGCAAAGAATGATGCTGCTATCACTTTAATTAAGAAGTTAACTAACCAGAAGGATAAGTAATATGACAACAGTTATTAGATACATCAACAACACTAATCAAGATGTTGTTGCGGGAAGTTTCACAGTACCTAAGCATGACCAGTTAATAGTAAATGATTTTATTCAGCCACTGGATGCTCTGGCAGGGAAAAGCCTATTAGTATTAGTAGATGGAGTTGAGTTGCATCCAGACCTAGTTCCGGCTAATATACCAACAGCTATTCTTGCTACTCCAAGAATGAAAGAGAAATTAGTTGACGTTACAGAGTAGTAGTGATTATAGCCCCTTCTATGGGGCTATAATTTTATGTGGGTATTAAAATTATTATCATTGAAATATATTACCTAAAGTGGTATACTAAGTGTAAAATAATGTACAACTAAAGGACTAAATCATGGCTAAGCAAGCTCTGAAAATAATAAAGGGATCCACACTATCTAATACCTTTAGGTACGAGTCCCCAAAGAAACTATATAGACCAATTACTAACATTTCTAATACAGCTCCGATGGTTATAACTGCTGTAGCTCACGACCTACCAGATGCCTGGAGAGTTAAAGTTACTAATGTAGTGGGTATGGGGGAAATCAATAACCAAGAAGAGTACTTGGAGGCAACCAAATTAACTGCCGACACTATAGAAATTAACTCTATTAATGCTGTCGGGTTTAAGACGTATGTTTCAGGTGGTATATTAGAATACAACCAACCTATAAACTTAACTGGTGTATCTGCTGAAATGCAGGTCAGATTAAAAGTTGACGATACTGGGGTACTAACTACGTTGTCCACGCAAAATGGTGGCATACTAATAGATGGAGATAATGGCACATTAACTATATATATGTCAGCGGCAAATACCTCTATGTTGGACTGGGCGAAAGGTGTCTATAGTCTTGAGCTAACCTTCCCAGACGGTACAGTAGAGCTATTCCTAGAGGGTTCGGTTTCTACGATCAAGGAGGTGGTACGTGCAGACGATAGTAACGCTCCCTAATTCCAGTACCTTAGTATCTGAGGTAGTAACTACTAGTATAATTCAAAGAGTTGAGGCAGCAACTATTGTACAGTCTGGTTCTCAGCAGGGGTTGCGTGGAGCACCTGGTAGAGATGGAGTAGACGGTCAAGATGGAGCCTCAGCTAGTCTATATGTTAGCTGTATAGCTTCAGGTGCTATAGGTGGTGGCAGGGTAGTACGAATAATTTGGGATAGGTATGTTGGTTACGTATCATCTGATGATATAACACAAGCTACAACAGTTCTTGGTATAACAACAGGAGCTGCTGCTCATGAGGATCAGGTATACGCCCAATACATGGGCGAGATAGTGGATAGTGGATGGAACTGGGTACCTGGACCAGTATACTGCGGTATTAATGGTGTAATAACTCAGACAGTACCTACCACAGGATTCATACTTATGCTAGGAACAGCAATCAATAGTACAACTATTGTAATTAATATTAAACAACCCCTAATTCTATCATAGGAGAAATAAATGGGTACAGCTTCAACAACTAAGGTTATTATACAAAGTGGTGGTAACCTTCAAG